GGTACGTAATTATTTCCTGGTTATTGCCAAGCTTGAAGGTTACATTATTCAGACGCGCCAGCGTAATGAAGATGTGCTGGTTACGCTGACTGGCAAAAAGCTTCCCGAGCTGACTCATCCGGTAAAAGAAGGTATTAACGGGTATTACCGGAAAAATAAAAAGCAAGACTTTGCCTGGCCGTGCATCAGCCTTACAGATGTTGAAGGCTTGCTCAGCAGGCTGGACCGAATGGACCTGACACCTAAGCCACTTGTCGGGTGCGAATACAAATCACCACACAGGAAAGAAGAGTCATGAAAAACTTTATTCAGCTGACAAGCGGCGTATCTTCTATTGACAATTCAATGCAAAGAAAAACGCAATTGTTCAGCGTTGACCGTTACCCTACCTACGTACGTCCTGACCGTATTACCGGTGTTTTCCGTCATCCTTCTAACCAGTTCACAGTAGTCGTGCTTAAAGGCGACAGTCCTGTAATTGAATGCACTGAAACGCCGGAAGAAGTTGACAAGCTTATTACTTTGCTTGCAACAGGTAAAACAAAACCGGTATGTCCTCATGATGACGTTATTACTTCAGAAGACGGTAAGAACTATTGCCGTCAGTGCCGGAGCTTATTTTGATGCCAGTCAAAGAGGTGTTAACTATGCGCGGAACGGTACAGCTCGTTCGTATGAAGAAAGGCGCTGAGCACGTCAGTAAACAATTCAGTACGTCAACTGTTGGACAGAAGCAAGCTAAAAACTGGATTGAAAGTAAAATGAGACAGGGGTACTCGCTTTGGTAAATATCCGCACTAAAGGGCAGCGCGCAGAGCGGGAACTCTGCGCAATGTTTAACGAGGCTTTTGGTCTGGACTGCGTTCGTAACCTTATGCAGACTATGGTTGGCGGTGATGACCTGACGTCAGTGCCGCACTTCAGCGTTGAGTGTAAAAACCATGAAGTGTCAAGCGTAGGAACCTGGTATACCCAGGCCGCTAAGTCTGCAACACGCGGCAGTAAAATTCCTGTGGTATGCTGGAAGGTCAAGCGCAAAGGCTGGAAGATACTGATTGCACTTGAGCACCTGCCACCTGGCCTTTTGTCGGTGTCAGTACTTGAAGCAGCGGGTTCCCGTCTTTACGACAATTTAGTCTGGCTGACCTGGGAGCAATTCAAAACCGTCTACCATTGGTATAATAACTTTGATGCCGTTTATGGCTCAGGAGAATAACGTGCACGAGAAACAGAAAGAATTAATTGATACTGAAATTGCAAAAGCAATAAGCATGAACCCAAAGGCCGGCAAAGCTGAGCTGAAGAAGCAGCTGGTAAAGACACTGGTACGCAGCGGGCACACACGAGCCAGGGCAATACGGCTAGTCAAAGAGAACTGGGGCAGATAATAAAAAAGCCGGCAATTAAGCCGGCTTTATTTATTTCCAGGGCCTGGCAGGATTGTTACGCCACCATGCTCTGTGCGGGAAGTATCGTTGCTTACTCACCCTTCATGGCTTTGCGGTAGTTAGACGCGTAAGACTGAACAACGCGCTTATCGATATTGTGCTCAGCAACCAGTGCGTCAACAGTTGCGCGAGCAGCGGTTTTATCGTTCATATCGATTTTGCTGAAAGCTTCCCAGCAGATTTGTTTAGTACCTGTACGAGGCGCTGCGCTAGCAGCTGACGCAGCAGGACGATGCGCCACAGTCTCAACAGGAAAAGTTTCCAGCTCTTCGTCAATGGCAGCCAGGATAGATTCTTTCGACTGCTTGCTGTTTACTTTCAGCTCTGAGTTCATGCTCTTTGCAACAGCTACCAGCTGCTGGACACCAAAAGCTTCCAGCGCGTCACGACGCACAACCATTTCGTAGATGGCGTCAGCAACAGGTGCGGTAGTTACACGAAACACAGAAAATGCAGAAGTCAGTACGAAAAACAAATTTGATTTATTGTCACTCATTTTGTTTGCCTCAGGTTTGGTTGATGAAATTATTATACGTCAGTTAATCAAGGTTGGGAACAATTATTTTCAATTGTTCCCGATTTTAACTTCTAAAGTTTAAGTTTGTCTTGTTGCTTGTTGATGTAGTAATTATGTCCCAACGCTTATTGGTTGTACACAGTTAATCGACTTTTTTTTCTAATTTATTTTTGTGTACTACCGACAAAGATTGGCTTAAGATGAAAGCTCAATCACTAAGGAGTAGCACATGAACATTTGTATTGAAGGCCCGGACAACAGTGGCAAGTCAACCCTCGTAAAAGAACTGGCTTACATTTATAACCGCCAGGTACGCCACGCCACAAAACCTGAATCTGACGAGCACGCCTGGTATTCGTTTGAAGACGAAATTATAGATAGCGGTAAACTGATTCTAGACCGTAGCCAGGCAATGAGCGGTATTGTTTATGATACTGTCGTCCGTAAGCAAATGCCTTACTTCGGTCGTGAGCATTTAGAAAAGCTGGCTGAATGTACGTTACTGATTGTCTGCCTGCCGCCTAAAGAAATAGTTCTGGCCGATAATGGCCGTGAGCAGATGGACGGTGTTGTCTCAAACCATGAAGCTCTTTATGATGCTTACTACGAACTGACTAAAACTGGTAAGATTGGTTTTTATACCGTATTTGTTTACGACTATACTAAGCACAAGCCAACAGACATCATGGACTGGATTGATGTAATGCTTGGCGGACCACTTTACTGAGGACAACAAAATGGAAACTGTAGAATACTGGAAGCAGCACGCAGAAACAGCAGGCATTGTTCATGACAAATTCAAAGAGCGCGTTGAGTATTTCGCCACCCAGCTGCGCGCCTCTAAGGATGGTGAGTGATGAAAGATTCAGATATGATGAAAATGAAAATTGCTAAACAGCTGACTATAACGTTACAGAATCTTGGTGCGCCAGCTGAAATTCTTTTCGCGGTTGGGTCTTATGGCGACACTCAGGATGACGGCGATATTCTTGAAATGCTGGAGCAATATAACGAGCGCGGGACATACGTTCATGAAGTCATTGTCCCTGCTTATACGTGGAAACCGGAATCACTGGCAGGTGGCAAATGAAAGAGCTGAAAGAATTAGTCGAGCTGGCGAAGAAGGCGACACCTGGTGAATGGAAGGCGGACTGGTACGACGATGAGAGAGGGTATGTTACTTGGTACATCGACCTTGAGCGGCAACGTACTGCCTTCTTTTTAGCGGACGGAGGTCCGGAGCTTAACGGAACTGGAAGCCCTTCCGAGTTTGATAAAGCGGATTGTAATTTTATCGCTGCAGCAAATCCGCAAACTATTATAAAAATTTCCGAAGCATTCCAGGAGCTGGAGGAGCGCGCAGAAGCAGCAGAGTCGAAGCTGGCGGAGCTGGAGAGCCAGGAGCCTGCTGGTTGGCAGTATCGTTTCAATGACGGCATGGTTTCGCTTCCGTGGAAAACTGTAGATAGTGAGGGTGAGTGCAATCCGGCCAGCTTGTACGAAAAGCGCAAGATATTCACCCGCCCAGCACCAGCTATCAACCTTGCGGAGCTGGCAGGGTTGGATAAGTTAGCCGGAGATATGTTGAATCTCTCTCTTAACTCTACCAGAAAGCAGGCTTTGGCTTATGCTAAGTGCGCCGATATGCTGGCTAAGCACGCCGCCATACTGCGCAACATTGAGGAGCTACCTAAGTGAGTCTGTTTGACATCCTTGAGTCTGAAGAGCCGGCCAGCGAGCCGGAATCTTTTGACATGGACCAGTTTGTACAAGGACGAAAAGCATTGACCAGAGACGGCAGAGTAGCTACCTTTGTCGGTTTTGGTCGTAACCATTTTGACGGGTCTCCGCATATTGTCATTAGTTTACCTGTGTGTCCGTTGAGGTCACAGACCGGTAAACAATTTGCTGACTACTGGGTAGACATGCAAGGCAGATGGTCACCTGTCGATGACGGTCCGGGAGGAGGCCCTTCTCTGGCTGCTTTAATTTGATTTTCCCTGCCGCATAATCCTGGTTATACTTTTACGTAACCAGGATTTTTCTTATGAAGTCACGAAGCCAGAGCCGCACAGAAGAGTTTATCCGTAAGCTTGAACAGGTGCAGCTTTCACCCCTCGAAGTCCTGCAGCGTTCTATCGCAATGGCTGAGCACAAAGAAGACTATAAGCATATGTCTGAAGTAGCGCTCAGTGTTCTTCCATATATGGCGCCTAAGCTTCAGGCAACTGAAAACACTTCTGAATCTACAGTAACCAGCAGGAACGTTGATATGACGTTAGATGAGCTGGAAGAAGAATTACGTAAGATTGAAGAAATGGAAAAACTTGCCGGTATGATTGAAGAGACAGGTAAAGATGAAAACTCAGAGCCAGGCAATAAAGCTGCAGATACTACAGCGCAAGATTGAGATTCAGCGTAAAAAGCTTTACTTGTTGGCAAGAGACAACTTCTTTATTTTTCGTCAGTTGATGAACCCCAAAGACAAATGGGGTTGGTTCAATAAAGAGGTATGTAATGAGCTACAAGCTTTTGCTAAAGCTTTTGAAAGAGGAGAAAGGCCGAAGCTCGTTATTGAAGCGCCTCCTCAACACGGTAAGTCGGTGGCTATCATCGACTTCATTGCCTGGATGGCAGGCCGTAATCCAGATAAGCGAACTATCTACGGCTCATTTTCTGAGCGTCTCGGTATTCGGTGTAACCTTAAGCTTCAGCGCTTATACAATACACCTAGTTACCAACAGATATTTCCAGATGTCCAAATGGCATCGGGTAAAAAAGGCGATACAACGACTAAAAACCGTGACCTTATTGAATACGCCGGGCGGGAAGGTTATTTTCGTAACACTACCGTCAGGGGTTCAGTTACTGGTGAAAGTCTCGACCTCGGCGTAATCGATGACCCTATTAAAGGTCGTGTAGAAGCTAACTCACCGACAATACGTGAGGCGGCATGGGACTGGTTCACGGATGACTTCTTTACTCGCTTTTCAGAAGACGCTGGTCTGCTGATAATTTTAACCCGCTGGCATATTGACGACCCTGTCGGCAGGTTGCTGGATAAGATGCCTAACGGCGTCAGAGTGCTCAAGTATAAGGCAATAGCCGAGCAGGATGAGGTACACCGCAAAACAGGTGAACCTTTATTCCCAGAGCATAAGTCTCTGGAATTTTTGCTTGAGCGTAAAGCTGCAATGTCAGAAGGTAACTGGCTTGCTCTTTATCAGCAGTCGCCTACTATCATTGGCGGTAATCTGTTTAAAACCGAATGGTGGCAATGGTACGACGAACCGCCTCGGCTTATGTATCGCATAGTAACAGTCGATACAGCACAAAAAACTGCAGAGCACAATGACTGGAGCGTACTTGCCTGCTGGGGGCTAACTTTCCCTACAATTATTGACGGTCAAAAAATTCCTGGCAAAGCTGTTAAGCTCGATATGCTAAGGGGTAAATGGGAATCGCCTGAGCTTATTGCCATGGCTCGTGCTTTCTGGCAAAAGCATTCTAACCAGCCGTCACAGTACGGGCTGCTGCGTCAGATGTTTATTGAAGATAAAGTTTCAGGTACCAGCTTAATACAGACTTTAAAACGCGAGCGTATTCCTGTAGTTGCTATGCAGCGTGATAAAGACAAAGTGCTTCGCGCTAATGATGTTGCACCACAGCTTGCGATAGGTAACGTAATGCTGCCCAAATATGCACCATGGCTTAAAGACTTTTTGGAAGAATGTGCCCAGTTCCCTAATGGTGTACATGACGACCAGGTTGATACTATGATGGATGCCGTGGAAAAATTAACGTTTGGACAATCACAAGGTATCTTCGGATGAAATGGCCATTTAGAAAAAAAGTTAAACTACCCCCAGAGCTTGTTGAGTTAAAGGCTAAGTTAGAGGCAGAAAGAGACGAGCTGCAAAAGATGCTGGCTAGTCAGCCAGCTAAACCTTCCAGCATTCTCGGTACTGCCGGCTTTACTACACATGCCAACCGGCATGCTCAGTTAGCTACTGTAATGAACGCTGCTATTCCCGTCAAAGGCCATAACCTTGTAAATATGACGCCAGGCCATGAGGGTATGGCTATGGATAGCGCGTGCGTAGATACAGGTAATATGACAGCTGCCTACCGCTTTAACGGCGCTGGCGGCGTCCCCCCACATATGCTGGCCTGGTATGCTAATCAAACCTGGATTGGCTATCAGGCTATTAGTATTCTCATGCAGCATTGGCTTATTAACCGTGCCTGCTCTATTCCTGCTTTTGACGCTACGCGTAACGGCTGGAAAATTGACGGACTGGAAGAAGACAAATTAAAAACGTTGCAAGACTTCGACCGTAAACGTAAAATTAAAGCCAAGGCAAAAGAACAGGCACACTATACCCGTGGCTTTGGTATTCGTATTGCAATGTTTAAAATTAAAACGGATAATCCTAAATTTTACGAACTGCCATTTAATATTGATTCAGTAACGCCTGGTTCTTATATTGGCATTAGCCAGATTGACCAGGTATGGTGCTCGCCTATTTTTGATATGCGCAATGTCAGCGACCCTACCCGAATTGATTTTTATAACCCTGACTACTGGATGATTGGTAATAAAAAAGTACATAAATCACACTTAGTCATTACACGTTATAACGAAGTGCCTGATATTCTAAAACCTTCATATCAGTACGGCGGTCTGTCATTACCTCAACTTTTATGGGAACGCGTATATGCAGCAGAGCGTTCTGCTAACGAAGG